CATTCTTTGGGTAGGGACCCATCAAAATTTTTATAGTCAAATGCATGTCCATAAGTTGAATTAGAAAACAATGTATGTGCGTATTTATGCCAAACACTTTCTGGCTCTCGTCCAATTCCGTGATAAAGAGTAAACCCTGCATGAGTTCTATACATGTCAATAAAATGACCCATATATTTTCTGCAAAGCATAACAAAGTCAAGAGATGATTGTTCAAACACCCGAGTCTTACCAATTTCGACCTTAGCTTTTGGTCGTAGCTCATCTTTCAATGTGCATATGAATGGAAAACTGGGTAATTTTAGTTGCTTCATCATGTCCTCCTTCTTCTTCAGAATCTCTGGGAAAGTAAGTCCGTGTTCAATTATAGTAATTTTGGCTTTTTCGGAAAATTCATATTCCAAGGGCAAAGCCTGCCCTTTATCATCATACTGCTGTGGTAATGCTGTGAAGATCTCTCTTTTGCCATCATTGAACCAACGAGCATAATATCCAGGTGAAGTGGTCATCTTCAATCTACCCATATTACCAATTCCGTTAATCATTTCATGTTCAGTCAAAACCCGTGGTTGTACTTCGGGCAATTTATTCATAAAGTAATCAGTAAATAGTTGGATATATCTCATTGGAACCCCAGCCCATTTGTCGGTATCCCATTTCTGGGAACCTCCAATGAGTGGGTCATACAACTGATCTCCCACCATCTTAACATTCATCGCAGCGGGTTTCGCGTCGCACTCACTCTCCTCAACTAAGGATGGTTCAATCCTTTCGTACTTAGAGCGCCGGCACACAAAACGCGTTTGATCGATTCCATCAATCTTGGTTTGCGCCATAAGGGGTATCTTCGAATTCCAAAACTTGCTTTGCACAACGCTCGCTTCAAATTCATAAGCCTCTTCGGGTGTATTCTCAATAGTTAAATCCTTAATCAGTGAAGCGGCTCCCAATCCAGAGCTCCGTTCAAGAGCACTATGAATGCCGACAACCCCACTAGTTGATCCACCAGATCCAAACACATAGTAGGGACGTCCACAATCTCCAAACTGAGACTGGAATCCTTCGGGATATCCAACCCAACTAACCTCGATGTTATCGTCATACATTCGTCTGTTGGCGACGTCACCTTTCCACTGTACTGAGACGTCTTCCTCGACTGTTGCTCCAATAAAAATAGCTCTCTTATCAGTTACCGTCTTTGTCACGAAATTCTTATAAGTACGTACATTTGGCCAATATACGGGTAACTTACACATGACAAGATCGCTATTCTCACCATAATCATAAATTTGATCTGGTGAAATGGCTACAGCTTCAAAACTAACAGTATCACCCAATTTGGTCTTCTGTTGAATTCGGATGTGAGAGTAGGGAAAATCCTTACCTGCTTGAAAGAAATGCTTATTAGTAATAATAGTTCTACTATTAACGAAAAAGCAGTGTGATTCATTTCTCTTCTCACTTCCAACGTAATGGGCGATTT